TTCTATTCCTGGGCGCTAAAAATTGTACTTATGAAATTTTTGAGATTTTTAAGCACAAAATATAATTTATGTGATATTTTGAGCTCGCTGAGTTCAATGAAATAATATTTTAATGCATTTGAGCTCTCCCAGCTCAAAAGTCTGATAAAAGTTTCATAGAACACTATTTTTGGAATTTTCAAACCGCAATAACTTTTGAATGGATCAACCAATTTCCACGCGGTTGGTGCCATTCGACGCAGTTTTATCATCCTCATAAGTTATTTTCAGGTTTTAATTGATCGAACCGAAAATTTCGGAGTAATCCCGAAAAAACAATTTTTTCGGTTTTCTTTCGTTCACGATATCTCTCGAACGAATCAACCGATTTTGACCAGCTTGGTGGCAATCGACGTGGTTTTTTGATGTTAAGAGCTGATTAGTTTTTGGAATTGATCGGTAGAGCTATTTGAAAGTTATTCCAAAAAATGTCGGAGTTATGTTGAAAAAATCCTTATTTCCAAATATTTCGTCGAGGATATCTCTCGAACCAATCAACCGATTATTACGTTCTTGGTGTAATTTTTTCGATTTTTTTCTGTTTTCTTTCGTTCATGCTATCTCTCGAACGAATCAACCGATTTTGACCGGATTTAGATTCAATTTGGAATAATAAAAGAAATGAGCTTGATTTCAATCTTATCAGACTCAAACAAATCATTTAGTCAGCATCAATTCAGGTTCATGTTTTGTTTTACAGAAAGCCGTTCACTGATCGTGAAAAGAAAGCACAAAAAGTTGTTGCTGGTTTTAAACTGGAGAGCCTAAATAAAATTCTGGTTCCATTCAGTTTCAGATCAGTTAAAATCTTGACGCTTCCATCAGGTTGAACAGTTTGATTTGAGTTTTAATTCAGCTTAGTCAGTATCATGTTAAGTTCAATTCAGCTTGAACAGTTTGACCCTAAGTTAAAATTCAGTTTCAATTCAAGCTTCAAACTTCTGCCTCCTTCTTAAAAGAAGTTAAGGGCCGTCTACAGTACTCACAAAATGTTTTTTTTGGACTTTGTCATTTTTTGGAATGAAGTGTTGTATATTATGTGCATTAGAAGTCTATAATCCTCTAATAAACTAAGTTGCTGCACTTTGGGGGGCTAACATGCATCACCCGCACTCAATTTCTCAATAGCTGATAACTATGAGGGTAACTCGTATTTTGAGCGTTGCTCGTATTAATAAGATCTAATGGACGAATGATGACCACGTAATAGTCTATGACAAAATACACTATACAGAAATACTGGTGAGTCCTTCAGTGTATTTGAAATGAAACAAAACATAACTACCATAAATATGCTCTGCATACTAAGTGCAAGTCGTCTATAATTTAATCAAAAGACAGTAACGCATGGTAAGATCAAGAAACTTAACAGTTTTTCGAAACTCAAAAATAAAAAAGGAAGAAAGGGGTAAATTGGCAGAGGGGTAAATTGACTTGAACGGATTTTGAATAGTCAGTGATTCCAGGTTTATATATATTTAGATCTAAGGATACTAGAGTTTCTGAGTACTCGATATCTATCTCCGATTTTCTCCCATTTTAGTTTTCGCTTTACTCCCATATCTTTATTGCTTTAAATTCTTAGAATTGTTACCCTGGCAGTTTGTGTATTCAACACAATAAAAGGGGATAGATAACACCACTTGCTGGGTTTTAAACTAGAAAAATTAAACAAGATAACTTATATAAATATAAATTGGTTTATTCATTAAATTTTCACATTATACAATAACAAACATATCATAAATTATAACATATGCTTACTTACATTAAGAATAGAAATTGTTAAGAAATTCACGACTTCATCGTAATTATAACTAAAATTTTATTTCTTGCAAAAAGTGGGACTTCATGATCGCGATAACAATCAGTAATAATTATTTTGGTCATAAGAGCCAGATCTTCTCTTTCCAAAATAGTTATTCTGTTGCTGAGTATTTGATCCGAAACTGAGCGAACCTTGCACATTTTTATTATCAATCGCGTTATTTTTGTTGTTTGTTTCTGCTCCGTAGATTATTTTTGGAGCACGTTGAGCAGCCTGCGGCTTCATGACGTTTTGTAAGATTTCCGCTCCCACTGTTATACCCGCCATAATTAAAGGACCCATAGGCTTTGCGGAGGCTAACCCTGTTGAACTGCCGTTCGGGAACACTGTAAAAGTAGAGAAAATCTCAATGATGGTTACTAACTGCTACTGACTGACATGTCAGATTCTGAAATGAGCGTCTGGAAGAATAAAATAGGACTACATAGAATTGAATTGATTTTTACTGGGACAATTGCAAAATTTGCAACAAAAATGAAAATTATACTGAAATGAATTGTTTCCATGCTTGAAAATACTACACTGTTAGTATATAATAGAATTAAAATTCTAAATTTTAAATTTACCTGATGTTCCGATGATGAGGAAGAATAAGAAGATAGACGTTTTTCCGTGATGCATGGTTATTCGGTTGTAGAGAGTAGCTGACGGATTGTCTAGATGCTGTCGATCTGACTGCTTGGACTCAAGTGTGCCTCATCGAGGTAAGTCGCTCATTATATACGGCCACAAGTGACGTATTTGAAAAATTGAACCAAACAGATGCTCTGACCTCAATTAACTGTCAGAGTAGATTTGTTTTTTTACCAGGAATGTGTAAATAATAGTTTATGATAATGAGTTCCCCGAATCAAGGTCATCAAAATTCCAACATTATTTTCGGTCACGTGGTCGTTATTATTGAGCTAAGCAAATCGTTTTTCGTAGGTTTGTACCTACTTTGAAGCTGTAGAATATTCGACTAACTGGAATCATTGACCTAAATTGACAGCTGTTGGATTTTTTATTACGCTCCCCACGGGAAAATTTATGTATCCTAGAATATGGGCTGGAAATATATTCTAGGATATATGCTGAGTATACGAAAATTCGCCGAAAAAATATATCTTAGGATAAATTCTAAGATATCTATACATGTGTTACGGCCATTAATTATGAACCAGACTGTAAATCCAACGACACACCAGACTATATGTGAGCGCAAGTATATATCCATGGATATATCTGGAGTATATACTGGCAAATATACTAGCGTATAAATCCTAGCATATATATTTTTTCGGCGAGTTTTCGTATATCCCAGCATATATTTTAGGATATATAATTTTTCTGTGGGGTGCAGAACCGATAATTACTTTACGATCACTTGAGGTCCCACTGTCCTTACTATAAACCTTTAAGGATCACTATCAGAAGATAATTGCAGACTTAGTATGCAATAACATGAAAATAAAGATATTTTCACGGGATTAATGAGGACGTTAAACAGTTTATATCATGAAGATAGCATTCAAACAGTACAATCGAAGGGTGAAAATAATTTTTATTAAATGATAGACATAATTATCTGTTCAATAAATTGTGTTTTGCCGAAATTGTTTCACTTTTCCTATTATTTTGTCCCTTTTTTTGCTTTATAACTCGACTTAAAAACTTTGAAATACAAAATAGTTCACCCACTTTACTATGGCGTCCGTTATACGCAGGATGTTTGACTTTTTAGAATATATATAAAACATTTTTCTATTGATGGTTCCGTGTCAGGAAAAACACTACCATGATATACAAATTTTCAACACCATTACTGGCATGAATAAAATTATTATTTTGTACCGTTAAGCCATCGATCACACTATCTCCTTTATGAATGGGTGTCTACTTCCCATACAGTTGCGCTCTCCGTTCTTCATTTTTCTTCCTTAGAGTTTCTTTTTCACAAAAATTAAAAAAGAGTTTGGAAATTCCAAAAGTGCACGACTCATAATGCTTATTTAATTATGAAATAATAATAAAATAAAGAATGTGAAAAAAAATATATAAAACAGCTAAAATAGCACGATAATGCCCAAGCGCCTCTAGTGGGATAAATGTACACAATACATATAGATATACAGTCTTATGATTTTTCTACTGAACTATTCGGTATAGTTATACGGAATAGTGTGGAATTTCTCTGTATTTGATAATCCTGTCCCCGACTACGACATCGTCCGGTCAATCAAATAAAAAGAAGTTAGGGGCGGGTATATTTAAATAGTTTAAGTAAAATTATTGGACTATAGTAATTCTCTAGTGTACTATAGAATTTGGGGTTATGTTGACAACCTGTTATTGCTTAGTACGCATGAAGCCACGTAGACTTGCGCACGTAAGACATAAGTGTCGCTATAGTAGGGATGACAGGACGAGTTAAGTACATTAAGATTCCACTGTAGTTAGTTAGAAATTACATGTTGAAATTATATCAAATTCAGATGCATCTGCTATTAACCAAGAGAATAAGTTCTCTGTAATGATCTTGTATGCTTTAAAGATCGTGATCTAAAGTTTCCTAATTGTGCCAAGTTTTTTAAATAGTCCTTGTGAGGAAAGGTGAGAAGAAGAACAAAAACAGTAAATTTGTACAACTATTTGTTCATTTTATAATTTTATAATATTATTACTATTATTGCAACTCATTGCTTATTGGTCATGGAGTCATATTACCTTGCAGCTGTCTCAAATATACAGAGTATCTTAAAAAATAGTATACTAAGTAAAGTTACATAAAAAAATCATTTAAAGTTCAATAACAATTATTGAGCATCCAAATTTCATATTCACTGAATATTCTATTACTAACATATATATCTTAATTCATAATAAAAAGTATTTGGAAATTATATGCATTACAATTTTTTATTTACACAAGTAATAACATCTTCAGACTATCTTATATTTAGAAGAATTAATTATTAAAAAATGTAAGAACACTAACCGTGCTTATAAAGTGTCACTCACATACAAGTTATGTTATATCGACACGAAAGATGGATGTGAAGTAAAGATCCTGACGTCATGCTATTGGTGGTAATATTCAAGAACTAAAATAATTGAATACAATTATTATTTACAACTGTGACGCTGGTGTTAAGGGAAATTTGATAATGTTACTAATAACTAAAAAAACATCATAAATAAGAATGATAAGATAGGATGATACTTTAACTTCATGATAATCAATAATAATTCTGATAGCCATTAGAGTTATCAGAGTTACCAGAGTTATCAGAGTAATTAGAGTTATCATAAGGCGGTTGACCTCCATAAACGTTACCATTTTGCACAGTATTTGATCCGAAAGAGATCGAACCATTTACATTTTCGTTTCGAATTATGTTGTCTTTGTTGTTGGTGAGTGATCCGTAGATTATGTCTGGCATGTTCATTTCAGGCTGCTTATTCAAAGACATTATGTTGTTTAGGAAATCCAATCCCATTAATATACCCGTCCCTACTCCCATAGGCTTCGCGTAGGCTAACCCTGTTGAACTGCCGTTCGGGAACACTGTAAAAGTTAAGAAAATCTCAATGATGATTGCTTACTGATACTGACTGACATGTCACACTCTGAAATAAGCATCTGGGAGAATAAAATAGGACTTTGTTTGCATGTTTGAAAATACTACACTGTTAATATAAAATAAAATCAAAATTTTTAATTTTTAATTTACCTGATGTTCCAATGATGAGGAAGAATAAGCAGATTGACGTCTTTCCGTAAAGCATGGTTGTTTGATTGTAGAGAGTAGCTGACGGATTGTCTAGATACAGTCGATCTGACTGCTTGGAATCGAGTGTGCTTCGTCGAGGTAAGCCGCTCAGTATATACGGCCACACGTGACGTATTTAAAAAATTTAACCAATCCGAAGCTGTGACCCCAATTGACTATCTAGTTAGATTTCGTCGTCATGTTTGGTCACATGTAACATGGAATAACCGGAAAATATCTCGGGGTACAGTACCAAGACCTTTGACCATAAATGATCGCAGTAGGTATCACACATGTTGTGGGTGACAACCCAATAAGAACACGTCACGAAAAACAATAAATTCCAAATTTATCATATTAATGACCTCGTTGTAGGCAAAACAATAACAGCTTTCATCCGAATGTTGACATGTGACCTTTGCGAATGTAAATAATTCTCTAATAATTAACAGCTTCTTTATCGGTAATGAAGCGTACTAACTGCTGAATTGATTTCAACTCGTAAATTTATTATCTTGCGTCAGTTAGCCCTTATGATTCGTTACGTTCAATTTTACTCTAATCCGATCAAATTTTCAACGGAACTGAAACTGTTCTCTGAAAATCGACCCTTTTAATGTTATTTGTATCTGTAACATGCTTGTGTATTCTCTTGAGCTGCGCATGAATAAATTATCGTAAAAAAATATCGTAAATTCGTAACCTTTACAAACTACACACTTTATCAGTCCTGATGTAACCTTTAACCCGGTGCTTCGATTTCATTATCGGGAACCCTCGAAATATTGCTTACGTACTTCTAACTCATGTCGTCAACCTTTTTTCTCAGCGATCTAATAAAAGAAATGAATCATAGTTCACAGGTTAAGTGGCCCGTTCCTATATTAGGCTCACTAGCCAATTTCGGACACAGTCGGACCCAATCATTCAGCAAACATGATGTACATCAAAGCCTTGGTCTTCTTTTTCGTCGCTACCATTGGCACAGTATGTAAGTTAACTTCTGCATAATTTATGTAAACTTTAAAATTAATTTTTTATTCAACCGCTAAGATCTCAGTTATCTGTTGGGCTGTCGAAAAGTTAGCCTAGAGCAACTTTTTTACGATATTATCAATAATCATCGTGTTATAAAAAGGTAACACCATAATTAATATCTACGTCCATGTAATCATAACTATTTGTTCAACAGGGACTCCAGGTGGCAGCACACGTGGACTTGCATTAGCAAGGCCTTCATTTTTCAACGAATTTGTCCGCGATGTATCAAATCCTAAGTTTCTTGATCATATTGTCTGGGAGATAGCTGAATTCCGGTCACAAATTCCAGTTATACCCGGGAGTATTTTGTGGGTCGCGGAGAAAGGTTACTTATGGATGGAGAAAGAATTAAACATTCCAACTAACAACGGATCGAAGCTTTACGAGATCAAAAGGAGAAATAACCACGCTTCTTATTACGTGATCAAAGCTAATGACATATTTGGACCAATTAATATTCAACACGGGAACACTATTAACCCCGTCCCATCAGGTGGCAAACTCCAATTTGGACCAATTAATATACAAAAAGGAAATTTGTATGGAGAACAGAAAAACTAGAAGATAGCTATGAAAATTATTGAGTTCTATTGCAGAAGAGTTAGACATAAAGAAGAATGTCAATAAAGAGTCTCATCAAGTGAAGTCTCTGTTAGCTTATAGATAATTTTAAGTATTATATAGATTAGTTTTATAATTAGTTCAATGGACTTTATAGGCTGTATATTGATTTCATAGTTCATTGCCAATTGTTAATTGCTTTCAATACTGCCAAAATAATCTCGAATGTAATTATTAATTAAATAAATTATAGATAGAAAAATAATTAAAACTTTTATTATTTCTAAACCTGAAGGGTATTGAAAAATAAAAATAAGTTTTTTTTACTTTCTTGAGGAACATCTGATATAAGATTAAAATCAAGATGAAAGTTGCAATAGTAATCTCGTTGATCAAAGATGATAGAATTTCCATCAAACTTCCGACTAGAAGATATTTGTAAATAATTTAAAAGACCTATTTTCAAGTCAGAATCTTTAAAGTTAATCCAACCGCTTATCGGCATCAATCCTATCGTTAATGAAAGTTCAGCGATGATTTTTCAAGCGGAAGTTCATTTTTCTGTGTTACGGCATGTTTTCAATGGAATTTGTCATAGATCTATGTGCTTCAGCCAGTTACGCATAGTTTGACACAGTGTACTCTCAATAACAATCATTATGATTAGTAGGTGTCTTATTGAATCTGAATGCTTACAGTACGTTGAATAAAATCTTTCCATGTGGACTAAACTTAATGAAATATAACTTACTTTCTAACTTTGAGCGAATCAATAAAGTATCAAGGATTTGGCTCGATCCCATAAACGATCGAGCAAACATTACTCTTGAATCGACTAGAACGATTTAAAAACAGTACCATGAGTTGTTTGTACTTATACTGTAATTCAGCGCCCACGGGCAGAGATAGGTACGTTTTAGATCAATTAGCGATAATAGCCGTGATATTATCATTACAAAAACGTGACCACACCCTTTAGGTTTCCCCCACTCTCAAATTTTCACGTCACCATACTCCATCAAATACGGCATGCGCACCTGCGAGGACTCCATTCAAGAGTTGACTTCGAACGTGAAATATCTTATCCGTTTGATCAGCAAGTGAAAAAAACAAGTGGAAGAAAGTGACTCATCAACTTACAAGGAGAACAAAATTCTGATGGAAATATCTGGAATTCATACATAGAATACATAGAAGCATCATGACGGTAAGATTTATTATTAGTTCTGTGAAATAGAATATTATTGCGATGATAGAATATCAAGTGGAATATTCCACGCGGCAATGGAGAGTGAGTCACGTTTATAAATAATGAGGCCCACTGGGGTGATCAACAACCTTATACTGACACGTGACTGGTGTTGTTTTCACAATATTAAATTACTTGATATTAACGGAAGTATTTTTTATTGTTTCAGATGACACGTAAAAGTGAAAACGAACGAGCATTCTGTGTTGTTCAATTCATAGAATTGCCTTTTGAAGGTATTGATGATTACGTATGCGTGCCAAACACGTGGCTGATAGTACGTAAAGCGACGGATCAGAGGGCCGTCGTTGCGTACCCTAAAAACGAAGATCCTTTTGATACAAGAGATCGCGCGGAGAGGAAAGAGAGATACAATGATGAGTGGAGATTTTATATGGCCTCTGTCAAATATGAATCAAGTGAGTTTTAGTAAATGTATTAGTTAATAAATCGTACGTTATATCATTGAAATCTATTCAGATTCAGAACTTCTCATAAATTAAAAGATAATAATGTTGATATATTTTTTTCAGATTCTTACAGTGATGCAGAATTTTGGATCGCTACGAGAAATGATTACGGACCTTTGGTTGAAGAAAAATCAAAAGCAACAGGTGAGAATCAAATTATTTCATCAGTGTTCACAATTGAATTATCACTGTAAATACATTTTTGAATACTACTTATTTTAAATTTCAAGCTTTCCAAATAATAATAAGAATTTTTATTTTCAGATAAGCAACCAAAGCTTCCAGTGAATAAGAAACCGCGCAGCGCCAATCAAAACCGTTTGTCCAAATCCAATGATAGTTTTCGGAAACCTCTACTGAAAATATCTATCAAGCGACGAGCACAATCAGAATTGAAGGAAGAACTCGATGGAAAACGGTTGAAACTAGGGGAAGCTGCTCATTCGTCTAACGCGGTTGTTAATGACGTCCAAGAATCCAGAATTTCTGTAGCCCCGTTAGAAGAAACGTCCAACGATAATCAAGGATCCCTCACTGATGATTTCTCAAATAACAAGCCTTCTTCACATCAATTACTAAATTCACTGAAAATTTCTGCTAATCTACGCAGTCAAAATAATGGAGCACGACGTTTAGTACCGACTCAAAGAACGGTTGAGAAGAGAATACAGCCCATGGAAATCGAAAGAACTGTTGCCACTCCTTCACAGAACTCATCGAATTTGATGGACCGAACCATATCATCATCAATGAGCTCAGTAGAACAACGGCAACTACAGAAACCGAAAATCCGTATTGGCATCTCTATCAAGCCAAAAAACAACCGGCAAACACTTACCCTTCAAGGAGTCACAAAAAAAACGGTGTCACCTATTCTTACGAAGGTTCTACAGTCAGTACGACAAGCACTTTCAACTACTCATAACAACTATCTTCTAAATAATCAGCAATTTCAAGCAAGTCCAAATGAAAGTGTACTCGTTAATGGAAGTCATCGAGGGGTAATGGACAATGCGTGTCAAAGAGACGAGTACAGGGTAGATGAAACTCTGTCATCGTATCATGCAGTAACTTCAGATTCCGATGCCGTTTCGGATCAGGAAGTAATCTTAGATAATGAGATGTCAACAGACGAAGTACCTGCTGAAACAATGAACAATGTTTACGGCACTGCAAATGGTCCTGAGCAGGGTTCTGCAGATAGACCGACAGCTGCCCAAAACTCTACGGCAAGGAGCCACCAGAAGAATCCGAAAGTTATTTTAGAGCAACAAATGTTGGACAACTTTGCGGCCCTCTTCACTCAAATGGGCTCTACTTTGCGTTATACGACTGATATGTACAACACCTTACGGAGTTCAATCCTCGATACTGCCAAGACATACAAAAAGTTATTGGGTGCCGTCGGACAATTTAACACAGCGGGAAACGCAGCTAGCAACACATCTCCCTCAATCAACTTGAGACCAGAAAGTCCACGGTCTCCTGAAGAAAGACACACTAAAGTAACAGCAAGTGCTAGTTCTAGTAATCAAGATCAACATAGTAATGATGTTGCTAACAAAACGCCGAAAAAAAAACACTACAAGTTGTACCGGTTCGTTCTACCACCGGAATATGATGCTTATGATACAAGATGGACATTAAAGTATCGATCAAATCTGCCGGGACTCGTAGAACTTATGCCCCAAAGTGGTGTTTACGTCAGCTGCGGAGACCTCAAATACTGTCAGCAAGTATCGAAAGATTGCAAATCATTAGCTCGACGATTATTACCACAAGTCTTTAACAGAAATGCACTGAGTGTTTGTTCATCAATGAGTGAGAAAGCGCAGGCTTCTAATAATGTTGGCTCTAATATAAGGCCTGATTTAGATGATCATGCGTGTTCGGTACTGTTAAATTTTGTTTTAGAACATGGACTCCAACGTGGTTGGAATACTGATCTACAACCTATCCTCAGTACCTTACACAATAAGATGCAAGAGATTCGGTTTAAATATGGTGTAATGGTTGAATGTTAACTATTATGATTATTAATCATTGATCATAAGTCGAGTTATCTTATGGTCCTAATTACTAAGGCTAAGAATCTTGTCATTGATTTATTAATTCATTTATTTAATCAATCACTTTCATTGATCTTTCATCACAATAACTTATTGCATTCCATATTTAATGCGCTCAATAATTTTATGTTATAGTTTTTAGTGCATTAGAAAATTGAATAGTGCAAATGTTAAAGCGAGCTATTATTGTTAGTGAACAGTGTTCTTGTCCTACTATTGTTGAGATTTGAATTTGTATTGTCTACTTGTATTATTTATTGTAGCAAAATTAATTACTATTTATTAGGTTAATGATAGTGTATTAGTTCAATTTTTTGGGATGGTTTACGGGTATTAATTAATATTTTCAAGACTGTAGTTTGAGTATTACAACAGTATTAAGAATCAACTACAGGTATTATTGATTTTAGAAAATTGTTAATATTTGTTTTATTTATCAGCTGTATTTATTTTATTGAATACATACACCAATGTCTCAAACCTTATTCAAAAACAACAAGGATTTATCTACAGTCTTTATAACGCTTCATGAAACAGATTATAAAGCTATTCTCTTATTTCTGATAGGACCACTACAATTTTGATATAAGCTTCCTTTGTCCTTCTAACATATTCAAATCAAAGCCGTTTGGAAAAACCATTAGATAAATGCTTATATTTTCACGTGACTCACTAATACCTAATGCAACATGTAATTGTTTTCGATAATTGCGTGGGGGTTACATAAACACGTGTTAAATGCTTCTGCCACGTTTATTTAGAGAAGGAGCAGTTACTGATAACAAGAAAGACAACATACGTGACGAAGCTCATGTATCACGTGTCTAATGAGATCATCACGGTGGAAACGCTATAATTAGCGTGATGATTCATTGTCACTAAGGGCAGTAAACATATTTTTCTTTATAGCAGATGACAATTTGGATTGATAACTTACTAGAAGCTTCTAAATTTGAAAGCTAATAAAACGATACTATCAGCCTGGAATTTTTTCCTAATTCCATAATCTTATTTTTCTTTTAAGAAATTTATGTTTTGTTTTATGAGGTTGTATTTGTTTATGAGTACATTATAGTTCAGCGATACATTTTCCGATCAAGCTGAATTTAGAAAGTAATCTAATTGAGACTTTATTGCGGTTAAAATTGTTTTTAATCATTAACAAACTTCATAAGCAAATAGCTTTTTGAATAGTGAACAAAAATAGTGATCAACTCACTACAGTTTGTCATTTTTTCAAACTGACATAAGGTCTAGCGTCCAAATCACTGTACACTAAGCCAGCCTGAGACACAGCTACAGGTCGCTTAAGAGTTTGAGAGCACACCTCCTAAGTCGTTTTTCGTGTTTAAGAAATTATTGGGCGACCTGGACAAAGATACACGTTGACAGACTACTCTACCGTCGGCTTACGGGTAATTTTTTGTTACATGGCAGAAAAATCGACAATGAAAAAAAACTACTACCCGAACATGACCATTGTCATACTCGGCGTGATATCGGGTATCTTACATCCGGGTTCACAACTATATTCTGCGAAACTTAAACGTCATATGGCGTGATCTGGTGAGAAGTGTTTAACTATTGATCTTTTAAGTTAGACTAGAGACTAAAATGGAAGAGAAATCATTACTAACAGACTATTGAACACTAACAATTCTAACTTTGATAGTTATAGCATTGCATTCAACTGGACGACTGTCTGGATGTTAATGATGATACTGCTTGGATTCAAGTGTAACTGATCAATATTTCTGGCTGATGCAAAAGAGCCAAAAGTGACTTAATTTTTTTCATAAGTATCATTGAATTTGTAATAACAAGATAGTCAGGACATTTGAAGACTAGATAATAGCTTTGAGTACAAATATTTCCCTACCCCCCGCTAAAAAATCTCAAGTTAACGTTTGAGAAAGCTTAATTTTAGCATCATGTATAAAGTCTCAGAAACACTTTATTTTTAAGCTAGCCTGTCGTTTAGATACTGCAGAAGTAAGAGCTTAAGCTCACATTTTGGTTAGCGTCGGAAGTAGAACGTTATGATCCGCGTTTCAGCTAAAATAATCGTTTGTTTTGCTTGGAAATATCAAGATCGAAATAACTCAATAATCCTTCATAGATATATGAATACTTGTTTTAATTTCGGTAACTAACTTTTAAAACAAAAACATCACATAATTTTCTGTATTTATATTTATTTACTTAACTTCAAATTTTCCACTATAAAATTAGTAGTTTAACAATTACATCACAAAAGTATATTTATAAACATTAAGTCGAAACTAGTACAAAAACTAATATTTAAATTTAACAATTGACAATTGGCGAGACCATTATCTTGCAGATAGTGAAGAATCGTTGTAAGATAAATAACTACCTTAGGATACTAAAACTTGTTGTTTTCTTGGTAAGTATTTGACCCCACAGTCAATTTACCTCCTATATGTGCAAAATTGTAGGAGTTAAATCCTTGGTTAGTAATTGACCCATAAGTATCCACACGATTCGTCTGGACCCCAGCATCACCGAAGTTATTGTTCTTTTGAACAGTTCCTGATCCTAGGCTGACGTCTCCATCTATGTGGTCATTGTCAAACTGGTTATCGAATTGATTTGTGATCGATCCGTAACTGGTCGAACTTTTGCTTGACGGAGCTTGATTTTCAAGACGGTTTGCTAATTCTTGCAAGCCTTGGACGAGAAGGTCAGGCGGGGGCTGCGAGTATGGAAGACTTGATGAACTGCCACTCGGGAGCACTGTGAAAATAAAAGTAACTTTAGTAATGATTACATTGGTACCAATATGTCAGACTTTGAACCGATCATCTGGTAGGAGAACAAAGTTTTAACACTTGAAAATGCTACACCACTTCTGTAATAGTATTGAAACTTACTTGATGTACCAATGATGAAAAATAAAAAGAGTGATCCCTTTCCGAGAGCCATATTTGTCAGATTGTAACTAATTACTGAGCAATTGTCTGAATGTTCACGATGCTACTGCTTGAACTCAAGTGTGCCTCGTCGTCGCAAGTTGCTTATTATATACGGTCGAACGTGACGTATATGAAACATTCAACCAATCCGAAGCTTTCACGTCAATTAATTTTCCAGCTGGATTTGTTATTTTAACTTATGCGAAAACAACAGTCGATAGGTAGTGAATTTCTCAGAACAAGAGTGCGCAAACTCATTCATTTGAGTCCCCAATGCATAGGATTGCGCACTCTTATCCGCTGCTCATATTTGCACCACATGACTTTACTGAAAAAAAATTAGAAAAACGGTTCACCCTAAAGGCCATCTCTGCAACCTCCCGCTCATTTTGTACTTGAACAATTCAAACTACACATTACGTTTTTGAGCTCTTCGAACTTATTTTTGTGTCAATTTGAGCTCTTCGAGCTCAAAACTCTAATAGCAGTTTAAAGACACAATTTTTTGAATTTTCAAACGGCAATAACTTTTGAATAAATGAACCGATTTTCACGCGGTTGGCGGCAATCGACGCAGTTTTTGAAGCTCCATAAAAAATTTTCAAGATTAAATCGATCGAGCCATGAATTTCGAAGTTATTACAAAAAAACACTTTTTTCGATTTTTTTCGACAACGATATCTCACGAACGCATCAACCGATTCTAACGTTTTTGCTGGCGATCGATGGGGGTTTTCATGGTTAAGAGCTGATTAGTTTTTGAGACCGATCGGTTCAGCCAATTCGGAGATATTTAAAAAAAATAAAAAAAAAACAACTTTTTTTTTTACTTTTTTTTCACTTTTTTTGTATTTTCTCGAAATCTACCGGTCCGAATCGGTTCAAATTTTCAGGAAATCTAAGTTTAGTGAAGCCCTTTCGAATGACACTAACTGCGATGAAATCGGTCAAGTCGTTCAAAAGTTACAAGAGGTTTACATACACACACACACACACACACACACACACACACACACACACACACACACACACACACACACACACACACACACACACACACACACACACACACACACACACGGAGGAGCATAAGTCGATGGCAACTACAGTGGGATGCCACAGTGAATGGTAGATGGACGCATCGTCTCATACCAAGGATCAACGTTTGGCTAAACCGGAGTCACGGTGAGGTCAACTATTATCTTACACAGATGTTATCAGGACACGGCTGTTTCCGGGCGTATCTCCACCGCTCCAAGCATGATAATTCCCCAGAGTGCCCATCCTGCCCAGGAGTCAATGAAGATGCAGAGCACGTTTTCTTTGAGTGCTCACGTTTTTACCCACATCGGGATGAGCTGGAGAATATCCTGAAGAGGAAAATCCAACCAGAGATAATAGTAGCAGCAATGCTGTCATCAGAAGCTGCCTGGAACGCCACAAGCACTTTTGCTACAAAAGTGCTTACCGAGTTGCAATCCATTGAGAAGAAAAGAGCGAATGACAGAAACTAGAAGGAAGAAATAACATCTTAGCCACCAGAAGGAAGAGCGGCAGCTAATTCCTCCCCCCGCGAAGAAATGCCTTACGGCGGTACCATGGGGGATCAGAGGATAGAAGAGAAAGGGGTTTAGGGTTTAGTGGGTAGGGGCGTCAGCGTCAAGTTTTAGTATGACGCTGCGTCGAGTCGCCACATATCCGGGCCAACATCTATGCCTAGAATCCTTAAAAAGGATTCCCCCCCCCCCTAAAGGGAAAAACACACACACACACACACACACACACACACACACACACACACACATACGCATACAGACCTACGGACATCATCGTAAAAATAGTCAGGGAAGCTTTCTGTGACCTTCAAACGTCGAGATCTGATGAAAACTCGATTTTTGTAAAATGGGGTGAGAACAATAACTTCCCGATTTTTGAAAATCTCAGATTTTTAGCGGGAAGTTAAAAATTAGAAAAACGGTTCACCCTAAAGGCCATCCGTGCAACTTCCCGCTAG